AATGGATTGAAGGCATCGGTTGCCAATGAAGTTGCAAACAAATTCTCTGCGACTTTCTTCTCTAATCCTTTTTGAAGGTTTTTTACTTTTGCACCAACAATGTTTTTGATAGCCTGTGGGCTATTCATTAACAATGTTTCTTCCTTTGTTACAAGAAAGTGACCTGTTAGCATTGTAGGATTGTAAGATGCTGTTTTTGCAATTTCAGCTTTTACTGGTGTGTACCCAGTTGCAGGACTATCTGCATTGGCGAGACCATGTCTATCACCAAATACGCTTACACCAGCATCTGCGTGTTCTATTGGTACAACGATTTCACGACCATTAAAGGTCTTTGCTTTTGCCTTCAGTATTGCAAGTAATGGATGAGACTTCTTAAAGATGTTATCATACAAAACAGGCATATAATACTGTTGGATTAAGGCACTTAATGAAGCAGAACCAGTTCCACTTACTACTATGTTAGACATACGCTAACTCCTTATTTCCGTTATGAATTAAAAAATGTTGCCACATCAATATCTTCGTAATTCGTGATCTTTGATTGTTTATCACTCTTTACGCCTACTTTCTTTTGGACATTGACAGGCACAGATGGTTTTGCTTTTACAGGAGTTTCTACTTTCGGTTTATCAAAACTCATGACTTTGTAGGCTTCTTCCAGCGTTAGTAATCTTCCAGACTCTTCGTGGGCGTTTATTGCATAGTCTAATACTTCCTGGACTTGCTCACTTTTTAACGAATATTGTGCTTGGAGATTGGACATCGACTGGTCTAAAACCTTTTCAGCTTCCATCATTTCTACTTTTTCCCTTGCTTCTGTTAATTCAGATTCAAAGGGATTCGGAAGATCCTTGTTTTCCATCTTTAGGGACTGTTCAAACAGTTGCCCTGCTTCTTCACCAAGTTCATCTTCAATCGCTTCTTGAAGCGTATCTCTGAACTCTTCCGATTTGTTTAGTTGTTCTACTAATTGAACCAAAGGCTCTACAGCCCTACGCTGATCTGCTACTTCCTGGGCTTTCTCCGTATTGGATTTGCTCCATTCGTGGCGATTATCAGCATCCTTTTTCCAGGACTCTATATCTTCAACAGTGAATTGTTCGCCATCTTCTGTTTCGTAGTATGATGTTTCCTCTTCACCATCAGATAGTTCCTGTTGTGGTTCATTAGGTTCTTCTGTTTCGGCTGGTTCTACTGACTCTGTGGTCACAGCCTGTTCTGTATTCGATTCCTGTTCTGATTGCTCTCCCAAGAGTTCCCCAGGGATCGGAATATTGTCGTAGTCATCCGTAGAGGGTTGTACTTCTCCCACTGTTGGATCTCCACTAAAATTTCCCACCTGTATCTGTTCAGATTCTGGTGTTACTTCTAAATTTGTTGTTCCTACTACATTTATTTTTGACATATTGTTATCCTTTCAGTTGGTCTTTCGACACTGGTTTTGAGTAAAAAAAAAGCCCAATGATCGCCAGGGTGTCCTGGGTAATCACTGGGCTTCTTTGTTAAAGATTGTCCCTATATTTTTATGAGTTACTTTATTCTTTTAGCTTAATACTTTTCCTTTCATTGATGTTCGCTACACCACCTTCAAAAAAATTAATTTCAATTTTTCCTGTAAACTTTTTTGCGATCTTTAATTGCAAATATGTAAATAACTTTCTCATTACTTTGTTGAAAAAAACATTAATAAAACACACCGTTTTCCAGCGTGTTGAGTTACCTTATGTTTCATAGGGTTGTTAAACTTTCCTGCTGAATACAATACACCATTTAAATAATGGTCTTTAATCTCAAATTCTTTTCCCTCTTGCTCAAAAAACAAATTGCCACCCTCAAATAAATTATTAGGGCTCAATAGCAGAGTAGATCCATAATTACACCATGCCATATGATTGTCTACCAGTTTCCCATCTTCTTCTTTGCATCCATCGTAATGCCATTCATGTCCTTTTGGTCGTGTTTCTATTCTCCAATAGCTTGGACTTGTTAATACCAATTCCTGGTTATCTAATTCCGATTGATACACTTTTGCTACCTTTTGTATGCTTTCATGAGAAAAGTCAGAATACATAGCCCCAGATTTCCCCATATCCTGGAGATCTTTTGCTTCGGTAGGGGTAAGTATGCCAGAAATAACCTGGATCATTAATATCCTTTTGATTTTGACAATGCTTTCTTGTACTCCTTCATTCCTGCTTTTGTGTATTTAAACTTCTTTGTTTTCCCTTTCATTTTTAGTTTTGGCATTGTGTTATCCTTTTGTTAAGTGATGGGCAGAAAAACCTCAAGCCCTGGGTTGATCCATATTTGGATCTTCTCCCTGCCCACCAACCAATCCTGCTACAGTGATAATACGATCCTGTATTTCACCTGGTAGTTGTTGAAAATCTGACGTTTCAGCCAAAGCTGGGTTTGCCATTATTAATTGTGCTAATTGTTCTTCTGCTGGTCCTCCCATTCCTTCCTGCATAATAGCTTCAATTAACATTCCTAACTGCTGTTGAAGTTCTTCTGCTTGTTGGACTTGTTGCTGTGGGGGAACCATCTGGTTACGAACATACCAATTCTGTATGATGTCCTGTTTATCGCTTACATTGAGAGCATTAACAACCTCTTCAATACCATAGATCCCTGCCTGGTAAAATTCCATTGCTCGTTCTTCGTTAGCGACTCTGCCTTGTGCATATCTGGATCCATTGGTAACATCTATATCAAATTCACTATCAGCTAATCGCTTGGCTGTTCCAGGATTAAACTCTGGTGTGCCTTCTTCGTTTCCATCTGCATCATAGACAGCCATTGGATTGTACTCTGTAAACTCAAATGATCCTTCTGCATCTCGTTGCCTAATAGATTTAATCTCTTCATCAAAGGTTAAGATCATCTGCACCATGTACTCACCTATTTCTTTTGTAAGTCTGGATACATCTTTGTTTATCTTGTGTCGTATTCTGGTCTGACTGGCTTCCTGCAAGGCTACAATGGCTCTACCAGACAAATCTTTTTCACTGCGACCTTGTGTGACATCATTTACACCAGTAATTCTTTCCATAAACTGACCAACCTGGGCAATATAATTCTGTATATATCCTGAAATTGGAGGAGGTGACTCAAACGTAACATCGCTTGGATCTACTACAGTTATTTCTTCTCCAGGGGCTCCTGTTATTGGTCGAGTTAATTGACCTTTGGCTCGTTGGGTTACTTTCCGAATTGGAAACCCCATACGCCTAATATTTTCATTAATAGCACTAAAGGTTTCATTCATCGCTTTGGTCTGTGTCCGAACATTTTCTGTTTCAGCCATACCCCAAAAATTGTGTGGTGATTTATAGTTGGATATCATAAATACTGGCATCCTGTATAATTCTAATGGTTCATCAACAATTAGTTTATCATTGACAATGACCGTATGTCTACCATTTGGATATTTTTCTTTATCAGATTCGTTACTGTAGCATTCAATAACCAATGCCATATCATAATCAGACTCTGCATTTGCACTTTCTATTCCCCCATTATCCGTTACCTTTTGGTACGCTCTATAATCATCTAACTTTCCATCTGCACTTACCTTGATACCAAACTCCCTATAGATTCTGGTAGTTTCCATAGGTACAGCAAACATAAAGTATTCTCCTGCTTTTAAATCTAATTCAGTAGCATAAGGATGAGGGACCACCGTAAAGGGATCAATTACTTGTATATCAAATCCTTTAAATACACCTTCCTCTGTTAAAGATGGCAAGATCTGTAAGAATCCATTGGAGTAGATTAAACTATCTTTTACTGCCTGGAGGATCTGACCATATAAATCGGTTTCTTCTACAATCTGTTGAAATCTTTTCTGCATCATTTCAGCAAAGAATATGTCGTTCTTTTCTCGTGGCATTACATCCACTGTAGGCTGAAAGTCATTAATGATAGGAAGAATAGTCTCCACAACGGCAAGAGGGAAATTAAAGATCATCCTGGACTGGCTTTCTGTTCCCTTGCTTGGGGTTGCCCAATGCCTCCCATAGTACAATCGTTCATTTTTACGCCATCGATCTACCTGGGATGCTCTGGCTTTCTTGCTTTTATCTAACCAGCTACGAACCTGGGGTATTCTTTCTGATGCATCGGCTACTTGGTCCAATGCTTGTTCCTGGTCTAATGCTGGGTAATAGTCTAATCCTGCCATGTTATTTCCTTGATGCTATGCTGTTTGCAACCAGGTTAGGATATTTCCATCCTTTACTGGCACTTAATTTTTTTGCATATGCTTTTTGTGAAGGGGTAAGTTTCTTGCTCTTTTTCTTCGGATTCTTTTTATCCCAAAATGCTTTTTTCATTAATAATTGTCCCATTCTGGTTGTGTGTTATCTGCATCCACAACAATGTTATCAATAAACTTCATGGTGTCTGTCCTGGTGTCTGGTCTGGTTGCACTATCTACAATCTCACCTATCATGTATCGTAAAGCATCAACAGCATGATCATCTTTCTTTAATGGTTTCTCTGGAGCGTTTAGATCTGCCCTGGATGCACTGGGTTGCTCCCACTGATAATTGATTAATTCTCTTCGTAAGTTTTCGCAGGACCTGGTAATAAACATCTTATTGGTTTTAATGCAGTTGGTTACTTTATCGATCCCACCTTGAACATCGTTGTTTGCTCCTACAACAGGGATATGTAATTGTCTGTAGCGATTCCCTATTGTCTCTGGATCTCCTTGCTTCCCTGCACCTGTACTCGGATCAATAACATACGTCTCATATCTGCCTTCATTTAAGTGAGCCTTCAAAGCCCTGGCATGATAGTCTACATCTTGACCTGCTTCGTAATGCTCTCTATAGATCCAGATCTTATCATCCTGGTCTACTGCACCCCACAATACTGCTGTTGGGTTTGTTCTTCCATGATCAATAGCAATAAACCTTCTCCAACCAGGATCTGGCATAAAATCATTTACAACATGGACACTTGGCTCAAAGTCGGGATAGATCTGACCTTCAAAAGCATCCCAGGATCCATATAAATATCGATTCACCCAGATCTCATTGTAGTTGTTCATTAGACTGTCTACATAACCAGCAGGTAGGTTTGCAATATTCTCTTCGGTCTTTGCATTAAAAATAATGTTCCCAGGGACTGGATCATGTATAAATCGATGCCATACCCAATTATGTCCTAATGGGTTGCCTGTTATCCAGCACTGTGGGTTTGATACAGCCCTTAAACGACCTAATAACGTAAGGAAAACCTCTTCGCTAACCTCTTCAGCCTGGTCAATATAAAACCAGCCTAAATTGATCGATAATAACTTGGCTGGATCATCCAATGATCGAAAGATAATCTCGTGACCATTCTTAAAAATACATCGGTTTTCTTGCTTCTTGTATTCGTAATGGACTCCTGGTAAGAATCCCATTAAATGCAATAATTCAAAGAAGGTACGCTGGGTTGAATCTCGTAATTCTGGGTAGGTCTGTCTGGCAATCATACCTAATTGTGGGCTATGATTTCCATCAACGACTCGCAGGATCCCTTTTAAGATCCCTGCAAATGTTTTCCCATTACCGATTCCACCAAAGAATGCGATTACTTGATCTTCGCACTGCATGAAATCAGCTTGGTTTGGATTAAGTTTTATGTCAGCCATCGTCTGCCAATGAAATATTAATAACAGGCATTTGGACTTCACCATCTACTTGGTGCTTATCAGTAAACATCGCCAGGTGCTTTCCCTGGAGTTCCGATGCTTTTAAAGAAATATTATATTGCTCTTTCCCCTCTGATAATTGTCTGACTCGCTCTATGTCATTCAATACTTTATCGGCAGTTAATTTTACTCTCTTCTCTCTCTCTAATTTTAATCGACTAATCTCTTCTTGTATAACAAGTTTAGACAAGTTTTCTGATGCTATTCTATTTGCTGTTTTTTCGCTGTACCCTGCTCGTATACACGCTTGTGTTGCGTTTAAGTCTATCAAGTATTCTTTACAAAACATCTGCTGTTTATCGGTTAGTTTAGGAATATCCAACAATAACCTCTATAGGTACATATCCAGCTTGTAAAGCACTAATAGCAAGATGTGCCCAAAGTTCCTGGACATCATCAAATTCGTTAAAAGCATAATCAACCTCAACAATCACACTTGATCCCAGTCTGGCTGGGGATCTGTTTCTTTTTTATTTAAATTAAGTTGTGGCACTATGGATTGATCGGATTGTCCTCGCTGATACACATAAGCACCTAAAAAAAAAGCACAAAGAACAGTGATCCCTTGTACCAAATATAAAATAATAGCATTCATTATTGCTCCAAATTTGTATCAGTATCATTATTTATTGCTGTGACTTTCTTGCATTTAGGACAAATTTCTTTTGGCTTCCCATAATGAGGAAAATCAACATAGTAATATTGTGGTCCTTCTTCTTTACTAAAATTTCTATTATTATGATTCCATTGCCATACAGTTCTACACTTTGGACAGCTAATTAACTGATCCAGTATTTTTTTATTCTTAACTTTTTTGGTATAGTTTACCTGCTTCATGTAATTGTCTGCTGTACCTATCTCTGTTGCCTGTAAAATCTCAAGGATAAAATCGTTCATACTGCATATCCAAGTTTTTCTAATATTTGCTGATCGGTCATTAATACTTCTCCTCTACTTTCTTTTCCTTTCCTTTCATATCCTATCTTATCCTGCGACTTTCTGGTATCAGAAACTATTTTAGATGGATTGTCTTTTGCTTTCATTGTGTTGTACTCATAGGGCTTCATAAACTGGTCACCACACTCACAAAATGCATCGTTAGATGTAATCTCTCCCTGGACTTCTTTCACCTTGTCACAGCCATAACAAATGTATTTAACTTTCTTTATTTCTTTTTGGATCTCTGGTGCTTTGACCTGGGCATCTTTATCCCAACTGAATGCAGTCATGTTCATCTTCCAGGTTGCCATCCTTCGCTTCATATCAAAGACCTTTTCCATTTCCCATCGCATCTTCTTTCCTCCTTGATTTGTTGCACCCCAATGGTTGTTAAACTTTCGTTGTTCTACTTCTGGTAACCCTTGTTCCTTGCCCACTTTTTTTATCTGTTCTACAAATTTTAATTGTCTATCTTTGAGTGTGAGTGGTGATGCTTTTTTAGCATCGCCTTTTTTCTTATTAGTTTTATTAATCTTATTATCTTT